GTCGGCCCAGATGAAGTACCTCGGCTCCCACCAGCTCCCTCCGGCGTTCGCTCCCAAGGCCGCCGGGATCATGGAGCGCCGCCGCCACCAGGCGATCGCCCGTGGCTGGCAGCAGAACACCAACGCACCACATCTCCGGAGGGTCTGACATGGCCAAGCAGAAGCGCAGTACTGATGTCCCCGAGGGCCGTGCCATGCAGATGGGGGATTTCGACGCCACGGGCCAGCGCATCATCAAGGGCAAGATGAAGCAGGCGGGTCGGGCCAAAGATGCTCTCGCTGGCCGTATCGAACAGCTCGACGCCGCAGCGGCTGCTTCCGACAGTGACTCTGCCCGTAAGGCCGGGCGCCAGGCCAACAACCTGCGGGAACTGCAACCGCACGTCAAGAACGTGAATGTCACCCTCCAGACGGCAACTGACCGCCGTGTGGGGCATTTCGTCGCAGGCATCCAGCGCTCCGCTGAAGAGGGTGTGGCCAGCGGCAGTGGGTGGTACTTCGACCACCATGCTGACATCGCCGCCAGTGCCGCCGAGCACGGTTTCCCCACCCGGCAGGCCATCACCGGCTCTGCCGTGATGAGTCCGCTCAATTCTCCGGACAACGAGAAGGCGGCTATTGACGCCACCATGCGCCACGTGAACGGAGAGCGTGGTGAGGATGTGGACCGGGGGCTCCGGCGATCCGGCCCCGACCGCAACGGTAGGCGGGCTATGGCCCATATGTCAGCCGACAACCCGTCCAGCCCCATCAAGCCACTCACGGAGCCGAAGGTCCACTCGTATGAGGCCGCCATCCAGAATGCGGTCCCCGGATCCGACGTGCATCGTGAGTACTCCGACCGCATGCACCACATCACCCGAACCCTCACCGGGCACGAGATGATGGGCCAAATTCGGCTCGATCTGAACGGGATGGCTGACTCCACCGAGGGCATTCTCAACCCGCGGGGCAACACAGCTGAGGACTCGTGGATGCACAGTATCACCATGGGTCAGGATTTCGCTACCTCGGTCGGCCGGGGGGGCCGCACCAACCTGGGAAAGACCATCGGCTCTGACAAGATGACCATGGAGATCGGGAAGAAGGACGAGCAGGGAGTCTCTGCCCACCCCAGCGGTGCGGTCAAGCCCACGACCATGGTTCACGCCTTCAACAACGATGCAACCATCCGGGCTGCCGAGAGGGTCGGCCTGGCTACCGGAAGTGTGGATTCTTCAGGCAACTCGAACATGCCCTCCGTGGGGATGCAGGAAGTCGCTTGGACCGAAGCCCGGCGTGTTGCGGGCAAGGACCCGGAGTACACCCCCAGGTCCCGCACAGCTTCTACCAGCCAGGGCTCCGCTGCCCAAAGCATCAGCCGAGCCCAGATCGAGGGCCAGCAGTCCCTGGAGTTCTGACATGTCCATGGACCAGCCGACGCTGCCTGGCATGGGCCACCTGGCCACGCAGTTCTCCCCGGTGAATCCCGCAGGCGCACCGTCTGCTCGTGCTCGCCTCTCACGGGCGGCCTCCACGAGGGTCTCCTACGAGCAGCGGAGCGAGGACGGCAACATCTCGCTGGAGCGTATGGCCGACGGCTCGTGGAAGACCGGCGACTACGACGAGGCGGACATCGAAGATATTGGGTATCACCCTCGAACGGGCCTCCCGGCTGCCGGAGAGATGCGCACCTCAGAGGTGACCGACGGGCGCATTGGGAACGTCTGGGGGCCGCACGCAGGCATCCCCCAAGAGGCCAGTTATTGGGGCTCCACACGTAGTGCCCGCAACAAGGGTGACCTCGTGGAGATCCCGATCCAGAGCAGCAATGAAGACTACCCGGCGATCAACACCGTGCAAGAGCGTGTCTCGGCCCAGCGTGTCAACTCCCTCATGGGCGACCGCTCGCTGGGCTCCACACCTCGCATTCCCCGGCAGCTCGGTCGAGACGTGCCGGTGGTCTGGCAGGAGTTCCCCGACCAGGCCCAGCATGGCCTTGCCGAGCTGCACCCACCGACGCTCATCGACGGCAACCACCGCATGACCGCCGACGTGCTCAGCGGCCAGCTCTTCGCCCAGGTTCGGCAGATCACGCCACAGAATCTGGACAAGGTGGCGGCCCAGAGCGCCAAGGTGAAGTACGCCGAGCAGGACGCCCAGGAGAACGAGCACCGGAACCCCTACGCCAAGTGGGACATGCAAGCCCGGGCCATTGGTACCGAGAATGCTTGGGACTACTACGGCTCTCGCAAGCCCGACTATGAGATGGACTAGGGTGACGCACCATGTCGGACGAGAACGATATCCATATCCTCGAACGTGCTGTAGCGTATCTTCGTACGTCCATGTCCAGTGACTCAGCGTCGGCGTCTGATGTCGTAGTGGGAGAGGGGGTGTAGGACTCCATCATGTCAGTTGCGTTCTATCCAGGATCTGCCCGAGCGGTAGGTTCGGATCTTTCGATTTCTGTCAGTCCTCTTGGCCTAGTTGAACTTGCCGACGAGGAGTTCGAGGTGCATTCCCCTCGGCTCAATCGTTACGCAAGGAACTGGGCCTTTATAGGTTCTACCTGGGACACCATTGGGCTCACCGAGTCCCGATGGGCGATGCCCAGCTGACCTTCAATTGGGTCCGGGCCTTCGCCGACTACCTCATCAGCTTCAACTTCGGCAAGGGTGTCCACCACCACTCGCCGGAGGCGTCGTCGGCCATCATCCCCTACCTGCTCCGGCGGGTATGGCAGGAGGACAACGACCAGGCCACGTTGCTCCACGAGATCGGCCAGTACGGCACCGTCTCGGGCGACATCTTCGTGAAGGTCGCCTGGGAGCCGCCGTACCAGGACTCGGTGGGTGTCATCCACCCGCCCAAGATCCGAATCCTGCCGATCAACCCGGCCTACTGCTTCCCGACGTTCCACCCCCACGACCGCACCCGCCTGGTCGAGTTCAAGCTGAAGTACAAGTTCTGGGGCCAGGCCGCCGACGGCGCCCGCACGATGCACACCTACGTCGAGGTGATCACCGACGAGATCATCAGGGAGTACGTCGATGACGAGCTGATTGACGAGCGGGCCAACCCCCTCGGTCTGATCCCCGTCGCCTTCTGCCCGAACCAGCGGGTGGCCAGCTCCCCGTGGGGCACCTCCGACATCGAGGACCTCATCTCCCTCAACCGGGAGTACAACGAGAAGGCCACTGAGATCAGTGACATCCTCAACTACCACTCCGCTCCGGTCACCGTCATCACGGGCGCCAAGGCGCAGAACCTGGAGAAGGGTCCCCGCAAGGTCTGGTCGATCCCGAACGCCGGAGCCAAGGTCACCAACCTCCAGCTGGAGAACAACCTCGCTGCTCCGCTCGGGTTCCTGGAGTTGCTGAAGCAGGCCATGCACGAGATGACCGGCGTTCCCTCGGGTGCGCTCGGCCAGGCCCAGCCCATCACCAACACCTCCGGCGCCGCCCTGTCGATGGTGTACCTCTCCATGATCCAGAAGCGGCAGCTCAAGCTGGTGACCTACACCAAGCTGCTGAAGGACGTGAACGCCCTCATCATCCGGTACGCCGCCGTGTACGAGCCCGAGTGGCTCCAGTACAACCCGATGATCTCGGCCATCCAGCTTGGCCCCGACCAGTACCCGGTGCTCAGCCCCGAAGACCCGATGACGTACCAGACCAGCGTCGAGTGGATCGACCCGCTGCCGATGGACAAGTTGCTCATCCTCAACGAGCAGCAGGCACTCATGGCGGTCGGGCTCCAGAGCAAGGTCGGCGGCATGCGTGCGCTCGGCGAGAAGTTCCCCGATCAGAAGCTCCAGGAGGTCTACGAGGAGCAGATCGAGGAAGTGAAGCGGGCCGCTGCCCTCCAGCTCATCCAGGCAGGCGCCAACCAGTTCATCATGCAGGCCACGGGTATGACACCCGACGGGCAGCCGCTGGTGATCCCGGGAATGGACGGGCCGCCGGACGCCAACGGCAACCCCACCGGCATGGTTCCCTCGGTGGACCCGGTGCTTGCTCAGGAGATCATGCAGATCGCCTTCCAGCCATCGCCGCCGGAACGAGCCGACTTCAACGAGAATCCTGGAGAGTAGGGTCTCCCTGGATTTCTCCAGGAGCCTGTTCCATATGGCCTATCGGGTCTGCTATACATACCAGAGCAGATACCCATATCAGGTCACGTAGAAGGACACACTTACATGAGCTTCACCCAGAACCCCGCTGTGCAGTACGCCATCGACCCCGTGACGGGTCAGCCCGTTGCTGTGCAGGCGCCGCCCGTTCCGCAGCAGACCGTTCCGGTCCAGGCACTTCCCCAGGTCGGCGAGTTCGGCCCCGGTGTGACTCCCCCGCAGCCCCGCTTCGTGGGTGACGTTCAGCCGGTCGTCGGCCAGCAGCTCCCCCCGGTGCAGCTCGTCCAGGCGCCGGGCCAGGCCCCGCAGGTTCTCCCGATCGAGGTCGTGCAGCAGATGCTCGGCCAGGCTCGTACCGAGGAGAAGGACAAGCTCTACGACCGCATCACGCAGGCCGAGGCCACCCTGGCCACGTTCGAGCAGGAGCGTCAGGCCCGCCTCGCCGCCGAGAAGGCCGCCGAGGACGCCGAGCGTGAGCGCCAGCGCCTCGAAGAGGAGCGTGGCCTCGACGCCACCCAGCTCATCGAGCGTGTGCGCCAGGAGAGCGCCGCCAAGGTGCAGGAGCTGGAGAACAAGATCGCCGTCGGTGAGGCCATCCGCCTCAAGGAGCAGGAGGTCGCCCAGCTCGATGGGTACCGTGACCGCCTGCTCATCGAGATGGGTGAGCACGTCATGCCCGAGCTGCGTGACTTCATCACCGGCAACACCAAGGAAGAGATCGACGCATCCTTCCAGGAGATGATCAACCGGACGGCCGCCATCGTCGGCGGCTTCCAGTCCGTGATGGGCGCTCAGCCCGTCCCGGGCGTACCACAGATCGCCTCGGCGGTGCCCCAGCAGGTACCGTTGAGCGAGATGAGGGGGGTGTCGTCCAGCGGCGCCTTCCCCGTCGGGCCATTGGAGCAAGGACCCGCCACTCAGACCCTCGACCCCGGAACCATCCGGAACATGTCGATGGAAGAGTTCCGGGCCAATCGGGATCGCCTGCACGCCGCCGCCACTCAGCAGTTCTACTCGGGCGGCCAGTAGTCCGTAGGACTGCACCAATCCCCAATTCCAGTCCTTAGGAGGGACATCCCATGGCATTCCAGCTCCCCAACGGTGGCGGCATCACCGGCACCAACCGTCTCGCCACCGGCGTCACGGGTTCGGCCTACGGGCTCATGAACCCGGCGACCGGCGCAACCGGCAACGTCACCGGCTACGGCCAGTCGGCGGTCTCCGGTTCGACGGCCCTCACCCCGGCGATCCAGACCATCTGGTCGAAGGAGATCCTCTTCCAGGCCATGCCCGTGCTGCGCTTCGAGCAGTTCGCCGTGAAGAAGACCGAGCTGGGTGTCATGCCCGGCCTCACGGTCAACTTCATGCGCTACAACAACCTGCCGATCCCCTCGGGTCCGCTGGTCGAGGGCATCCGCATGCAGACGCTCGCCATCACGGCGCAGCAGTACCGCATCACCGTGGCCGAGCAGGGCCAGGGCATCGCCATGTCGGAGCTGCTCCTCAACGCCTCGTTCGATGACGTGCTGGCCAGCTCCAGCCGCCTCCTCGGGCGCTCGATGGCGACCTACATGGACCTGGAGGCTCGCAGCACCATCCAGTCGGCGTCGTCCGTCGTGTACGGCTACGAAGAGCCCGCCAGCATCACCACGGGTCGGGGCATCTACAACCCCGGCATCCAGGGCGATGCGACGACCATCGTTGCCGCCAACCGGGCGTTCAAGTTCACCCCGGCGGCGGTGAAGGATGCCACGTACACCCTGGCGAGCAAGAACATCCCCCGCCTGGGCGACACGTACATCTGCTTCATCCACCCGGCGCAGAGCCGCCAGATCCGGGACACCCCGGAGTTCATCGAGGTCACGAAGTACGCCGCACCCGGCAACTTCATGCTCGGTGAGATCGGCCGTCTCTACGACACGGTGTTCATCGAGACCACCCAGATCGGTCACCCGCTGCGTGGTTCGGGCGAGCCCAACACGATCCTCACGAACCTCTCGGCGTACTACAACGAGACCTACTCGGGTGGCGGCGCCCTCGACTGGCGTCCCGGCGACGCCTCGACCGGCGGCATCGGCTCGGCGAACCCCTACGAGGGTCCGCTCACCATCCAGGGTTCGGCTGCGGCCGACGTTGCCATGGACGCCGGGTACGCCCCGACGGCCGTGCAGCAGCCCGGGTGGGACCAGGCGTGGGTGGGTGACTATCCCTCCGTCTCGGCCGGTACGTCGGACAACGTGCTCGAAGCTCTCATGCTCGGGGACAACTCGTTCGGCCACGCCATCAGCCTCCCGGTGGAGCTGCGTGACGGTGGTGTCCTCGACTTCGGTCGTGAGCACGCCCTGGCCTGGTACGCCATCTGGGGCTTCGGCCTCATCACCGACTCGGCGGTCGTCAAGATCCGCACCAACTGAGTCGGTTCTCTTCGGAGACTGCTGCTACTGGCACGGGGAGGGGCTTCGGCCTCTCCCCTTCGCCAGTGAGACACTCATTCCCATATCCGTTTGGAGCAACTACCTCATGCCCGCAGCAAAGACCACCAAGGCCCCGCCCACCGCCGAAGTCACGACCGAGGCTCCCGCAGCCCCGGCGCAGACCGCCGCCCCTCTTCCCACGGGTGAGGTGACCCCGCAGGCCGCTCCGGCAGCCGTGATGGCCGCCGAGATCGCCCAGGTCCAGGAGCCCGCCGCCATGCCGCCCCAGGAGCCCGCCCCCATGGCGCAGGCTCCGGCGCCGCAGGCCCCGTACGTGCCGCAGCAGTCGGCGCAGTACGCTCCGCAGGCCGGTGCCAGCCAGCAGTACAGCGAAGGGCCGACCCTGAACAACGGCTCCTTCCCGCAGCCGCAGGTCGCACCTCCGGCCCAGGTCGGCAACCCGAACGAGCCCCAGCCCCAGAGCGCCAATGGCAGCGTGGCGGAGAACATGGGCTTCGTGACCCGTGAGATCACTGTGGACTCCGTGACGCCGACGGCCATCCCCGTCGGTGCCCGCACCACGGACATCCGGGTGAACGAGGACATCGAGAACATGTCCATCACGTCCGGCGGGCGCCCGCCCCGCATCTACTCGTTCCAGCGGGGCCACATGTACCGTGTCCCACTCGATGTTGCTGCGGAGCTTGACTCCATCGGCAAGCTCTGGCACTGATCCAAGGAGGATCTCCATCATGTCCCTCATCCCCGTCGTACAGGTCCTCGATGGGGCGCCCACGCTGACCCCCACCGGGGGCTCGGCACAGGTCGCCACGGCCACCGTCTCCAAGGCGTTCGCCTGGACGGGCTCCAACCCCGAAGGTGGCACCACGGCCTACTCGATCAATTGGGGCGACGGCAGCGGAGTCTCGACCGGCAACTTCACGGGTACCACATCGCTGTCGCTGTCGGTCAACCACACCTATGCGGCGACGGGGGCCAAGACGCTCGTGCTGACC